CGCCAAACCACTTCTTTTTAGAATACATAGCTAGACCGCAAACTTCTGAAATGTTTTTTGAAGATGTGCTTATGGCTTGTGTGTTTTACGGAATGCCTATATTAGCTGAAAATAACAAACCTAGGTTATTGTACTATTTCAAAAGAAGAGGATACAGAGGCTACTCAATGAACAGACCGGATAAGATATGGAATAAGTTATCGGTAGCTGAAAAAGAAATAGGCGGAATTCCAAACTCCAGCGAAGATATTAAACAAGCTCACGCAGCTGCTATAGAAGCTTATATAGATAAATACGTAGGTTTAAAAGCAGATGGGCAATATGGGGACATGTATTTCAACAACACCCTAAACGATTGGGCGAAATTTGATATAAATAAAAGAACAAAGTTTGACGCCGCTATAAGCTCGGGGCTTGCTATAATGGCCTGTAATAGGCATTTATATAGGCCAGTTGCTCCTGTTCAAAAACAAAAGTTAAATTTAAATATTGCTAAATATAAAAATAGCGGTACAATATCGAAAATAATAAAATAACGTATGGCTGAGTCAGTTGTAAAAAGTTTTTTTCCTAGCCAAGTTGCTAGTGACGAAGAAAAAATGTCATCAGAGTATGGCCTTCGGGTAGGTAGAGCCATTCAGGACGAGTGGTTTAAATCGGACTCCGGCACTTCGAGATATAGAAGCAATCAAAATACATTTCATCATCTAAGATTATACGCAAGAGGCGAACAGCCAATACAAAAGTATAAAGATGAATTATCAATAAACGGGGATTTATCATATCTTAATTTAGACTGGAAACCAGTACCAATTATTTCTAAATTTGTAGACATATTAGTTAATGGTATTTCAGAAAGGTCTTTTGATATAAAAGCTTATTCACAAGATCCTTATGGTGTAAGCAAAAGAACTGCTTATATGGAATCCATTATACGTGATATGCAGACCAAAGAGCTAAACGAATTTGCAGAAGCAGAATTTGGTATTAATCTTTTTGAAAACAATCCAGATCTTTTACCCGATAGCCAAGAAGAATTAGAGCTACATATGCAGCTAACGTATAAACAAGCTGTAGAGTTAGCTGAAGAGCAGGCAATACAAACTTTGTTAAAAGGTAATAATTATGATTTAACAAAGAAAAGAGTTATATACGACCTATCTGTTATAGGTATTGGGGCTGTAAAAAATAGATTTAGCAAATCCGAGGGTGTTGTTGTTGATTATGTTGACCCTGCTAATTTAGTTTATTCGTACACTGAATCACCATATTTTGATGATATATATTATTGCGGCGAGGTTAAAAGTATACCTTTAAATGAACTAAAAAAGCAGTTCCCCGATTTAACACAAGAAGACCTAGAGCAGATATCTAAGCAGGGCTTTCAAAACAATGGCTTTTACGACAGGACTATGAGAAATTACGATCAGTCCGACAGTAACACCGTACAAATACTGTACTTTAATTTTAAGACTTATATGAATGAAGTTTATAAAGTTAAAGAAACCGCCACAGGAGCAAGTAAAATATTAGTAAGAGACGATCAATTCAATCCGCCTATTGAAATGCTTGAAGAGCAATTTGGAAAACTTTCAAGGTCATTAGAGGTTTTATATGAGGGTGTTTTGGTTTTAGGAACTGACTTTTTGCTAAAATGGGATATGGCAAAAAATATGATGCGCCCAAAAAGTGATCACACTAAAGTGCTCATGAATTATAGTATTGTTGCCCCAAGAATGTATAAGGGCAAAATTGAATCTATAGTTAGCCGTATAACGGGATTTGCTGATATGATACAGCTAACGCATCTTAAATTACAGCAAGTGATGGCAAGAATGATACCAGACGGTGTTTATCTTGACGCTGACGGCTTAGCTGAAATAGATTTGGGTAATGGAACAAACTATAATCCGCAGGAAGCCTTAAATATGTTTTTCCAAACAGGTTCTGTAATAGGAAGATCATTTACTCAAGAGGGCGATATGAACCCTGGTAAAGTGCCCGTACAGGAAATAGCAAGCGGATCTGGTGGTCAAAAATTACAATCTTTAATATCTACGTATAATTATTATTTACAAATGATACGTGATGTCACAGGTCTTAATGAAGCCAGAGATGGCAGCGCGCCTGATTCAAGAGCTTTAGTTGGTATTCAAAAAATGGCCGCTGCGAATTCTAATACCGCAACAAGGCATATATTGGATGCTGGTCTTTTTATAACTGCTCAAACCGCGGAGTGCTTATCATTAAGAATATCAGATATATTAGAATATTCACCATCAAGAGATGCTTTTGTACAAAAAATAGGTGGGCATAATGTCGCTACATTAAAAGAAATGTCCGATTTGCATCTTTATGATTTTGGTATATTTTTAGAATTAGCGCCAGACGATGACGAACGTTCAATGTTGGAAAATAACATACAGACAGCTTTGTCGGCTGGCCTTATAGATCTATCTGATGCAATTGACATAAGAGAAATTAAAAATATAAAGTTAGCAAATCAAGTTTTAAAAATACGTAGAAAGCGTAAGCAAGAGCAAGACCAGCTAATACAACAGCAGAATATACAAGCTCAAGCGCAAGCAAACGCGCAAGCTCAAGAAGTAGCTGCCGCTGCTGAAGTGCAAAAGAATCAAGCTTTAACGTCTCAAAAAGCCCAGCTGTTACAAATGGAAAATAATTTTGAATTGCAAAAAATGCAAGCTGAGGTTGCGGCTAAAAAAGAATTGATGGCTCAGGAATTTCAATATAATATGCAATTAAAAGGCGTAGAGACATCAGGTCAAGCACAGAAAGAAACACAAAAAGAAGACAGAAAAGACGAAAGAACAAAGCTGCAAGCAACGCAACAAAGCCAACTTATAGAGCAAAGAAAAAACAATACGCCTCCTCAAAGCTTCGAATCTAGCGGAAACGACATCATTGGCGGAGGATTTGACTTAGGTTCCTTCGAGCCTAGGTAATAATAATAGTAATAATTATATAATATTTTATCATGTTAGAAAACCAAGAAGAGGTTCTTGACTCCCAAGAGGAAGTCCAAGAGCAGCCTGCTGCTGAAAATAAAGCACCAGAGCAAAATGTAGATTCGCCTGTATCCCAGGATGATGAAGGCACAATAAAAGTAGATTTTACTAAACTCAATAAAGAAGATGCCGTTCAAGAGCAAAGCACAGATGACAGCAATGCTGTTGTCGGAAAATCCCAAGACAGTAACAACAGCGAAAAAGTGGTTGAAGAAGTACGGGAGCCCGAACAAGAAGAATCAACTGTTCTCGAAGAAGTAACTGAAGAAGAAGTTGTTGAACAAGTAGAGCAGCTCACTGAGCAAGTTGAACAAGCTATAGTCCAAGCCGACGCTGGCATTGATTTGCCAGAAAATATTCAAAAAGTTGTTGACTTTATGAATGACACAGGCGGAAGTTTAGAAGACTATGTAAAGCTTAATACCGATTATTCTGCATTAAACGAAGCACAGCTTATTAAAGAATATTATGAAACCACTAAACCTCACTTAGATAAAGAAGACATAGAACTTCTTATGGAAGACTTTTCATATGACGAAGAGTTAGACGAGCCAAAAGAAATACGTAAAGCTAAAATTGCTTTTAAAGAAGAAGCCGCTAAAGCAAAGCAACATCTTGAAAAACTTAAAAACAATTATTACGAAGAAATTAAAGCTGGGTCAAAACTAAATCCAGAACAACAAAAAGCCGTTGACTTTTTTAGTAGGTACAATAAAGAACAAGAAACCGTTAAAAAGGAAAACGAACAACAAGCAAAAATATTTTTACAGCAAACTGATACTGTTTTTAGTGAGAATTTCAAAGGTTTTGATTATTCTGTTGGAGACAAAAAGTATAGGTTTAAAGTTAAAGATACCACGGAGGTTAAAGACACTCAAAGCGACATCAATAATTTCGTCAAGAAGTTCTTGAACGACAAAAATGAAATGATAGACGCTAAGGGATATCACAAATCTCTATTTACAGCAATGAATGCTGATGCTGTTGCTAATCACTTTTACGAACAAGGTAAAGCTGATGCAATGAAAAGCAGTATTGAAAAATCTAAAAACGTAGATATGGATCCGAGAGGGACTCATGAGAAAGTTACTACGGCAAATGGTTGGCAAATACGTGCAGTTCCAAACAATAGTGTTAGTGGTTCAAAGTTGAAAATTAAAAAAAGATAATTAACCATTAAAAAATAATAAAATGGCATTTGCAACTTCGCCAACCTCGTTGGCAAACTTAAGTCACTTAACTCCACGCCCTATTAAAGGGTTGTTCGGTGACAACTATCTTTCTGTAGGAGAGATGGATTTTACACAACAATTTCTACCTGAAGTATACGAAAAAGAAGTAGAGAGATACGGTAACCGTACTATCTCTGGATTTTTACGTATGGTTGGGGCTGAAATGCCTATGGCTTCTGATCAAGTAGTATGGTCTGAGCAAGGTAGATTACATATCGCTTATGACGATGTAACAGTAGTAGATACAACTAACCTTACATTCCCAGTCGGTCACTTAATCGGAAAAGGAATGACAATTGTTGTGTCTAAAGGATTTACAACTCAAAAAGCTTATGTAAAAGACGTAGTAGGTCAGACTGTAACTGTAGACACTTACGGTGAGGTATCTGGTATTACAGTTACCGGTGACGACGTAAAAGTATTTGTTTACGGATCTGAATACTCTAAAGGAACTGAAAAAGCTGGTAATTCAGTTGACGCTTCTTTCACAACTTTCAACAACAAACCAATTATCTTGCGTGACAAGTATAATGTAAACGGTTCTGATGTTGCTCAAATTGGTTGGGTAGAAGTAACTACTGAAGCTGGAACATCTGGTTACCTTTGGTACTTAAAATCTGAGCACGAAGCTCGTATCCGTTTTGAAGATCAACTTGAAATGGCTATGGTAGAGGCTGAGAAATCATTAAACATTGACGGAACAACAAGAGATATTGCACAAGCTGCTGGATTTGGTGGTGGTGGAACAATCACTGGTTCTGACGGTTTATTCTCTGTACTGGAAACTCGTGGTCTTGTATACAACGACGCTGATTTTGGAGCCTCTGCCGCTGCTGGTGGTGCACCAAGCCCAGGTCTAGCTGAATTCGACACTATTTTAGCTGAGCTAGATAAGCAAGGAGCTATTGAAGAAAACATGCTTTTCTTAGATAGAACAACTTCTTTGTCTATTGACAACATGCTTGCAAACCAAAATACCTACGGAGCTGGCGGTACATCTTACGGTGTATTTGACAACTCTGCAGATATGGCGTTGAACTTAGGGTTCTCTGGATTCCGTAGAGGTTCTTATGACTTCTATAAAACTGACTGGAAATATCTAAACGATTCTACTACTCGTGGATTAGTTGCTGATGTGGATGGCGTTTTGGTACCAGCTGGAACTTCAACAGTTTATGATCAACAATTAGGAAAAAATATCTCTCGACCATTCCTACACATCCGTTACAGAGCTTCTGAAGCTGATGACCGTAGATTAAAGTCTTGGGTAACTGGTTCAGTTGGTGGTAACTTCACAAGTGACGCAGATGAAATGAATGTTCATTTCTTATCTGAAAGAGCACTATGTGTACAAGCTGCTAACAACTTCGTATTGTTGAAATCAACAGTCTAGTATTACTTTAATGTAGTAATTACCCTCGTTGAATCTACGGGGGTAGTTATTACCTTTATTAACATTTTTATTATATTATATTATGGCTAAGAAAGCTAAAGCAGAAGAAACAATTGAGGTTGCACCTCAACCAATTGTTGCAAAAAAAGAAGCAGCACAACCAACTAAACCTAGTTGGGAAATTAAAGATAGATTATACACGTTAAAAAGCAATAAGCGACCTTTAGTATTTACAATACCTTCACGGCATACAGCTAAGCGACCGTTACTTTGGTTTGACGAGGAGCAAGGGTATCAAAGAGAGCTAAAATATGCCACCAATCAAAGGTCCCCATTTGCTGATGAACAACAAGGACCAGCTACACTGGGTAGAATTGTAATGAGAGATGGCGCACTGCGTGTACCAAAAGAAAACCAAGTTTTACAAAAATTACTTTCTTTATATCATCCATTTAGAAATGAAGTTTACGAAGAATACAAACCAGCCCAACAAGCAGCAAACCAATTAGATTGGATTGAAGCGGAGATAGCGGCTTTAAATTTAGCTAAATCACTTAGTGTTGATGAGCTAGAAGCTATATTAAGAGTTGAGTTTGGAAATAAAGTAAACGATCTGTCTAGCAGTGAATTAAAAAGAGATGGATTAATTTTTGCTAAAAGAAATCCATTGTTATTTACGGAGCTAGCTCAAGATGACAACGTGCAATTAAGAAACTTTGGTATTAAAGCGGTTGAAGCTAGAATTATTCAGCTATCCGCGGATCAAAGAACATTTACATATGGTGATGCCAAAAGAAAACTTTTAACTATACCGTTTGATGAAAACCCATATTCAGCATTAGCTGCTTGGTTTAAAACAGACGACGGCGTTGAGGTTTACAAGGCAATTGAAAAACGACTTTAATAGTCACTCATAGTGGTTAAGCCATCTTTGGGGTGGCTTAATTACTATAAATAATAGAATATGGCTGTAAGCATAGATACTGTTTATCAAAGAGTATTATCAATACTCAACAAAGAACAACGAGGGTATGTTACGCCTCAGGAATTTAATTTATTTGCAAATCAAGCGCAGTTAGATTTATTTGAGCAATACTTTTACGATATAAATCAATTTGGTAGATTACCAGGTAATGATACTGAATATTCAGATATGCTAAAGTTACTTAATGAAAAAATAGCTATATTTGAAAAACGTGATAATCTTACGTATTCAATAGCGGATAGCTCATTTACATTGCCGCAAGATATGTACCGCCTTGGTACTATAATATATAAAAATTCTACAACAAAATTAATACTAGATCCTGCTCTAGGGCCACAAACACCTCAAACAACAATAGAGGAAGTCACTGTAGAAAGGATTAATGCAAACGAGTTTTTATATATAAATTCTTCTCCACTTACAAAACCCAAAAACGTTAGACCTATATATGTAGCCGACAACAGAGGCCTTAAAGTATATGGAGATCAAGAAATACAACTAGACGTAGATTTAACGTATATAAAGCAGCCTGCTAAAGTTGAATGGAAATACCAAATGGTATTAGGTGAAGCCTTATATGATTCAACATATTCCGTTGATTTTGAACTACACGCCTCTGAGGAAACTGAATTGGTTATAAAGGTGCTTGAGCTAGCAAGCTTAGCAGCGAAAGAACTAGCTGTTAATCAACTCGCAACTCAAGAAGAGGTTAGGAATACACAACAAGAAAAATCATAATAAATGGGATTACTTACTCAAAATAACGAACAATATTATCTCGGTGCGGATGGCCAGTGGAACAGTTGGGATGAAAATTACGGTGATTACCAATTTACAACCATAAAGGATGTTATTAATAACTTTATGATTTCTTATATTGGCGAAGGAAAAATAATTAGCAAAATAAAAAGAACTGATGTCTTGTTTCATGCAATGCGTGGTATACAAGAATTTAACTTTGACATATTACCCTCAAACAAATCTGTTGAGATAGAGGTTGGGCCACAGCTATACTTTGTCTTACCGCAGGATTACGTAAACTATGTAAAATTAACATGGAACGATAACGGGGTTGAGCGTATCATATATCCAACTTCCAAAACAAGTAACCCTTTACCAATACTTCAAGATCATAATTACGAATACTTGTTTGATCAGCAGAATAGAGAAATCTTAGAGTCTCAAGAGTCTAATACGTGGCATGATTTTAGGCAACGTGGCAATGGAAGCGGCAACGATTTAAGCGAACGTGAGTCAGATTTAATTAAAAGAGGCAATATTGGGCAAAGATACGGATTAGATCCTCAATACATGCAATCCAATGGTGTTTTCTTTATAGACCCGATACAGGGGTTAATTAGATTTAGCTCGGACATGTGCAACCGTATTGTTACTTTAAAATACGTTTCAGATGGGTTAGCTACAGATGAAGAAATGGTAATTCATAAATTAGCAGAAGAAGCTTTGTACAAGTATATTGCTTACGCTATTTTATCCGTTAGGCCGAACATACCAGAGTATGTCGTGCAAAGATTTAAAAAAGAATCATCTGCAGCAAAAAGAAATGCTAAATTAAGATTATCAAATATAAAATTAGAAGAGATTACTCAAATAATGAGAGGTAAATCTAAGCAAATAAAACATTAATATGGCAGAATTCTTGCACACCTTTCGTGGCGGTAAAATGAACAAAGACCAAGACGAAAGACTAATACCAGAAGGCCAGTATAGAGATGCTTTAAATTTAGAGATATCCACATCTGAAGGATCGGATACGGGTGCTTTACAAAATATAAAAGGTAATACTGAGGTTTTAAACAAAACATATAATCCATCTACATCTTCGTTTATAGAATGGGGAAGTGATTATATTAATAGTTTAACTAATGCCATATGTATAGGCAGCTTTGTAGACACGTTGACTAATAAGATATATTGGTTTATAGCCTCTAACGAAGTTAGCGTTGTAGCGCAATTTTCAGACTCAGATAAAACTGTTTCGCCTCTCTTGGTTGAAAGCAAGGCAATATCAAACTTTTTAAACTTTAGAAAAGAAAATCTAATAACCGGCGTAAGTGTTATAGATAATGTTTTATATTGGACAGACGATCAAACTGAGCCTAAAAGATTGAACATCGCTGACTTTCAAAATTCTACCCCTAATTTTACAACTCATTCTAAAATATATACCAGAGACTTCGTAGAAGAAGATATTACTGTAATAAAAAAATCCCCATTAACCTCCCCTAATATAGCAATGTTTGCCAGCGTTGTTGGCGGCCCGGGCACAGGTATAACTCCTGTAACTTCTGAATACACTGTAACAGATCAAGAAAACTTTACATTTATACCAGCTAACGCTGATCCAGAAGACTACATTTCTATGCCCACTTATGCTGAGGCGCAAGAAAATCCGACTAATTATCCCGCTGGGATTACAGGGCAAGTAACTATAACTACTAGCGCCGCTCCAACTTGGGCTGCGGGAAGTATAGTAAATTTAGTGGGTAGCCGCATAAACGACTCAAACGAAATAAACGAGTTTGGCATTAGAGCAGAAGTTGTTTCTGGATCAGGAACTACCTCTATTACTATAAATATTTTATCCATATCTCAAGACATAATTAAAGCCTATGACGATCTTGGCAATATAGAGCCGATTATTTGGGAAATTTTATTGGAAGAAGATATGCCTATGTTCGAGTTTAGGTTTGTACGTTTTGCGTATAGATGGAAATACAAAAATAATCAGTATTCTACCTTCTCCCCTTGGACAAAGCCAGCGTTCTTAGGCAACGAATTTAAATATGTATCATCTGACGCTTACAATATTGGCATGACCAATAATATAAGAAAGCTAGATATATTAGATTTGACCTGGGGTAATGACGATGTTAAAGAAATTGAGATTCTATATAAAGAGTCTATATCTAATGCTGTTTATCTGGTTGATACAATTGACGATAAATCAATAACTTCTTTTAGTATAAAATCTGAGATTATTGGTGCAGTCATTGATTCTAATCAAATAATAAGACCATGGGACAACGTACCTCGTAAAGCTAAGGCGCTAGAGATAACGAAGAATAGAATAGTATACGGTAACTATTTGCAGAGCTACAATGTGCCTGCTGTAATAGATATCAGTGTAGACAAGCAAGCGCTAACACATCCTGGCGCTAATGACGAGGATTTGTTAAGAATGCCTTACGATTCTATAAAGTCACTAAGAACGTACCAAGCGGGCCTTTTGTATCTAGATGAGTACGGCAGAGAAACACCTGTGTTTACAAATAACAACGCATCTATAGCTATACCTAAGTCAGATGCCTCATCTGTAGTTAGCTTGAAATTTTTAGCTAATCACGCACCTCCTTCGTGGGCAACACATTTCAAATATTTTATAAAAGAAACATCAAACGAATATTACAATTTAGCATTAGATCGCTATTACAACGCTGAAGATGGTAACGTATGGATAAGCTTCCCTTCGTCTGAAAGAAATAAAATAACAGAAGAGTCGTACTTAGTCTTAAAAAAACAGCACGACACAGATGTATATGTTGCGGAAGAAGCAAGGTATAAGGTTTTGGCTATAGAGCCTGAAGCTCCAGATTTTATTGCAACATTTAACAGGTCCGTAGCATTTGCTAGGGTACAAATTGAAACAGGGTTTGAACCAGATTTTATTAGGTTAGAGTTTAATGGGCCATCTGGAGCCGGCAACAATGACCCTTTCCAAGAATCTTTTACATCAGAGCACTTGCTTGTAATAAGATTTGGTGGATCAAGAACAGCGGAATACAGAATAGCAAGTGGAGGCCCAACTGGAATAGGTAATCTTTACGAGGTTTTATTAGACGACCCATTAGGTGAAGATGCAAATTTTTTAAGTAATCTAGCACAGGGTGCAACGGTTTCAATAAATGTTTTTAAAGAAGTTAAAGAGAATAAGCCTGAATTTGAAGGGCGATTTTTTGTAAAAATCAATAAAGATTTTGCGTTTCAGGAAAATATAATTAAACCTTTTGACGCTATGCAAAAAGTGTACGGCGTTCTTGGCGAGCAGCGTATAAACGTGTTTAAGCAAAGCACCAATACAGAAGGTAATGGAAATAAATTTGGGTGGAATTATCAAGATCCAGGAGAAGATGATGATCCTTGGTTTGAAGTTTGTGGAGATGATTTTGCTAAGGAACAAGTTATGGGCTTTGGTGCTTGGGGAGGTAATGGCTCCAACAAAAGTGATAATACGATAGCATGGTATAATCCACCAACAAACGGGGAATCATCGTTTGGATTTGGATGTGCCGGGGTTGGAGGCAGTGATTATTTAGGCCCCTTAGCTGGGGATGTCGGACAGAGCAACGGGCTATTGCAGCCGGGTGTTATGGTAAGATTTATAGACAGCAGAAACGGCAACAAAAGTAACGTGTACGGGGTTGAAGATGTAGAGGCTTACAGGTCAAGAAGAGGCAAGTTGATTAACGTTGGACTATTTAATTGCAAACCAGATTCTGATGCGGGTAATCACATGTATACTTTAGCTGTCAAGCTAGAAGAGCCACTCGGCCCTAATGGAAATATAGACTTTTTTGCAAAATTTAATGGAGATAGAAATTCATTAGATAAAGATAGAGGTGGTTCTCTCCCTCACGTACAAGTTTTAGAAGAGGTTATCGGAGCGGGCAACAGAACTTTAACATCAACCAACCCGGCTATTTTTGAAACAGAGCCTAGGGAGGCGGTCGATTTAGATTTATACTATCAAGCCTCTGATGCATTTCCAATAAATGAGCATGGAGTAGAGAAAACTTTGGATTGGCATAACTGTTATTCTTACGGTAACGGAGTTGAGTCAAACCGCATAAGAGATGATTATAATCAACCTACAATAGACAAAGGGCCAATAGTTTCCGCTCCACTGGATGAGCCTTACGGAGAAGAAAGAAAGCCTAACGGTCTTATTTATTCGGGTATATATAACTCTAACTCTAACATAAATAATTTAAATCAATTTATACAAGGGTTACAAATAACTAAGGATCTTAATCCTATATACGGTGGTATTAAAAAATTACATACCAGAGACACTGACCTTGTTACTTTTTGTGAGGATAAAGTATTAAAAATACTAGCTGATAAAGATGCATTATTTAATGCTGATGGCAATACTAATCTTACTGGCACAAATAATGTACTGGGACAATCTGTTCCATTTGCTGGAGAGTTTGGTATATCAAATCATCCAGAATCTTTTGCTAAGTTTGGATATAGAGTTTACTTTACGGATCAAGCGAGAGGCGCTGTTTTAAGGTTATCAAGAGATGGTATAGAGGAAGTTTCCAGATATGGAATGGGCGATTTCTTTAGCGACAACCTAATAGCTAATAATATATTAATAGGTTCTTACGATGTTACCTCAGGTGAATACAACTTAACCCTGTCTAATTTAACTACAGAGTGGCAAGATAAATTATCTGTAAAGGTTTTTGACAGATTAAACCAAGATCCAGATTGCCCAACGCCTACTCAAAAGTTACCGACCACTAAAACTACAGTATCTTTTGCTGAAAACATAAACGGCTGGTCTAGTAGAAAAAGTTTTATACCTGAAAGCGGCGCTTATTTAAATAACAATTATTATACGTTTAAATCAGGGGCGATTTGGCAGCATAAAAGTAATGAAAATTATAATAGTTTTTACGGCATTGGCCCACAAAGTAAAAATGGCAAGTACTATGAAAGCTCTGTTGATTTAATAATAAACGACGCTTCTCCTGTGGTTAAAGGCTTTAAAACATTAAACTACACTGGTACTGAATCTCTAGAATACGTTTATTCAGTTGTTGACGGTGAAAATGATTTAAGAGACTTTTCTATAGCTGAAATTGTATCCCAAGGTTTAATACCAACAGGCGTTACAACTACGCCAGGCTGGTATGCTAGTTCAGTTTACACTGACCTACAAGAAGGGCAAGTTAAAGAATTTATAACAAAAGAAGGTAAGCATTTTAATTACATAAAAGGGTTATCAACGTTTTTCAACGACAACTGTGACACAAACGTTAGTACACCTGAGTTTTCTGTTCAGGGCATAGGGAGAGCAGATCAGTTGACTGGCGACACAGAGCCTACCGCTTTTTATATAAATGTATGTATAGATCCTTCGTGCTACGTAGAAGAAGAGCTGCCAAACGTAGTGGATCAGTTTTATGAAGGAACAGAAGATATTGTTTTAACACAAACTTTAGTGGGCCCAACAAACTGTTCTCAAACCACAACATATAGCTTGGTGCTAGATTCTACTTCAGGTGGAAATTTAACATTAAACTCAAACGGCTTTTTTGTGTTTAATCCTGATTTAAATTTTTACGGGCAAGCAGGAACATTTGTAGTTGAAGCGTGCTGTGGTTCTATATGTAATACTTTCACCGTTACTCTACAGTTTTTAGAAGTACCTGAAGATCCTTATTTTGTTAGTACTGCTCCATCGCCAAACTTATTACCAGGAGATTGTTTCACTTATAATCCTATAATATTAGCAGATCCGGATCATTTTCCTGAACAGTTATTTATACAAACCCCAGTTCCGAACCTACCGGTTTGGATGGCACAACCTGAACCTATTAATGACGGCTCAGGTAATTGGTATATACCAAATAGCTGTGTACCAGACGGACAGCAACCTGGCTTAATAGATTTTACTATGACAGTGGAAGATCCTGATGGAAATACGGGTACGCAACAAGTAGTAGGTGACACTATTGCTGCAGCTGTGGCTAATTTAGAGTTTTTAATAACAACCAGAAACGCTCAAGGTGCAAGAACCTGGACTGATCCAAATGCAACTGATCCTACTCCGGTTCCAATGGCGGCGATACCAAGTAGCTTCCATGGCTGCGGAAGGGGTACTTATATAATTACCGGAAACGACACATTTATTGCTAGGGTTTACGTGGGCAATACATTTGATGACTTAACACCTGAGGGCAATCATTGTTTTGATTCATTTTCTAGAGACACCAACGGCAATCCAGACAGCCCAACAGGAGATGTGCTATGGACAGGTACAATTCCCTCCGCTCTCGCACAAGGGGTTACAAATACAGATTTAAGGCATGAAGCCCCGTTCCAAAAATACATAACCCCTAATGACGACTTTAACGCAACCAGGGACAGATATAATTTGGTGACAATAGATATTGAAACCGCTCAACAAATAATAGCAAATGCACCAGATCCTAATAATCCAAGTTATATTGTTTTTGGATTGATTCCAGATACTTATGAAGCAGGCGGACTATTAAATACACACGGAAACGGCGTTACAATGCAGATATTTAAAGAAGAGCAAGAGGTTTATGCAGCAGTACAGCCAAACAACTCAGCACTGACGCTAGACGTTTTAACCGGAGATATAATACCTTAATATGAGCAACACAGTAAACGTAGGAAATTTTTCAGTAGAATGCTTTCATTCTCTAAGTGCCATAAGAGCTGGCACTGTTTTAACAGACTTTCAAAACATTATACTTACATTGGTACCCGATTCGGGTTTTTCTTTAGACGCGGACAATTTTAGTGTTATATTGCCGTACCCGGATTTTGTGTCTAATGTAGTTTTTAGCCAAAGCGCTATAAACGTTGAGAATGTTTTGTGTACGGTTACGTTAATACCAGGTTCAATTATGCCCACTAATGATATAATAATAGATTTATGCATAAAAGGATTAGCGACTACAGCTGACACTACGGTTTCAGGGACGGTAACATACGCCCAAGCAATAAACGTAACACCTTCCACTTTAAACGCTACATATAGCGCACCTGGTAATTTTGGTCAAACCAAAAATGTGTTTACCCAAGTAGTATCAGCCGCGCCTGGCACTTATTTCGTCAGTACCCCTGTTATAGCTATAACAAGCGGGAATATGGCGGATTACAGTGTGTCGTATTCGCATGTTACTAACGCTCAAAACCAAATAATAAGTACAACTATAGAGGTATTTTATACTTTTGGAAGCGCAAGTGTTACAGGGGATTCGTGGGAAATAGCTGCCGTCGCTTTTGCTCCGTCCTTAAAAATAGATTCGTATTCCTTTAATTCCTCGGTATTGCCACAGGCAGGAGATTTAAGAACTTACACAGTTAACGGGGACCCTGGTGCTTCATACGTACTCACATCTGATCAAAACATATTTTCAGGTACTAACACATACAACGGCTTGTTAGATTCAACAGGAAGCGAGTCTGTAGATATAACCTTCCCGGCTGTTACTGAAAATGAAACGTATAGCATAACAATTGACGGTATATTTTCTGGAAGCTTTAGTCAGCAAGTCACCGTTAGTTTAGATCAATATATTTCTATAAGCGTAACCTATAATACATTTACAGCTAGGTCTATAAGTGTTTCTCCTGGAAACTTTACTTCAACCGGCCTATCAAAACAGCCTGGAACACTTCTTAGTCTTTCTTTTAATATAACCAACAACACGGGGAATACGTTAATTGCACTATCCCCTATAACTGATGCTTATATTATAAATCTACCCGAATATCCTATAACTTTCGACGGCGGCGGATCCAGCGATGTTCAAAAAGTAACAGACGTAACCGGCATAACAGCTGGAATGAGCTTTTATGATACTAATTTGCCAGACGGCGTAACAGTATTGACTGTAGACGCGGTTTCAAAAGAAATAACCTTTAGCGACACAATAACAGTTTTAAATAATTCTACCGAAACATTAAGCTTAGCAAATAACAATCAAGTTTTCCTAACTAATGTAGATATGGAAAATGACCCCGCAGATCCCAATAACTGGACATTAACCAGCGAGGTATATACTCAGGCTTATGGATGGGATGACGTAACGTTTACATTTGACCTAGACGCTATATTGGTAGTTCCTGATCCTCCTCCTAGTGTAACTACGCAACCAGGAACAGTCGGCGCAGATCCGATAACTGGCTCCCCTGTTCTAATTGCAGGTGGGACAAATATAAATGCAAATGGCGGAACAATACAAGTGAAAGGAATACAAGCTAAAGACACAACTGCTGGCACGGAATATCAATTTTATAATTGCAATTGTAGCAGAGATACAAGCGACTTTACAGCTGAATTCCCCTTGCTCTCAGGCCATAGCTATGAATATAATGCGTATGTATCTAATATAGGTAGCGTCGGAGTAGGGGCAACATTAACATATACACACCCTTAATTATGGATGAAATAACACTAATATTCCCAGAGCCTATACAAGTTTCGGTTCAAATAGGAGATACCGCTTATTATACAAATGATCCAAATGGTGAGACAATAAAAAAAATTGGTATTATAACAGCAATAGATTACTCTAATAATGCTATTACATGCGAAATACCACCCGCCGCACAAAGACCATCACTTACCAGCTTCATATTGTTTAGTAAAACAAACTCAACAAATATAAATTCACTTACAGGCTACTACTTAAATGCTCAATTTAGAAACAATTCTTCAAATAGTATAGAAATGTTTTCTGTGGGTACAGAGATTTTTGAGAGTAGTAAATAACACGTAATAATAAAACTATAAATAAATAAAGATATGTTACCAATATTAGGAGCTGTCAAAGGGCTCGCTGGAATTGCCGGCGGTTTGATTGGTAGCGGTAAAAGAAAAAGAGAATTACGGGATGCTCAAACAGCATACAACAGGCAGATGGCTAATTTTAAAAATTTAGATACATCTAACGCGTATGCTAACATGGAAAATACCATGGAAGACTTAACTGTAAATCAAGGCCAAGCGCAATTTGCAGCAGAACAGCAGCAGCAAGCCTTGGCTAATACTATGTCTGGTCTGCAGGGAGCGGCTGGAGGATCTGGAATTGCAGCATTAGCACAATCGTTAGCAGGTCAACAATCACAAAATTTAAGAACTGCATCTGTTAGCATAGGCCAGCAAGAGCAAGCAAACCAAATGGCAGAGCGAAACATGGCGGGCCAACTTGATATGCAAGAGCGCGCAGGCGAACTACAATCTAGGCAAGCCAAAAAATCTCAAACAGAAACATTATTGGGTATGTCTCAGCAAAGACTTGGTGCGGCTAAAGCAGCTAAAGCAGCAGCTACGAAGTCAATAATAGGTGGGGTTACCGGTTTAGCTGGAGCTGTATTGCCGTCAATACCAGGTTTATCTGAAATGGGCGGTGGCGATGGACAATTCGGCTTTATGGAAAACATGATGGGCGCACAGTCAGGATAAAAAAAAATATATGGCAAATCAACAATTAATACAAGGGGAATTATTTGCTGCAACTGGAGGACTTAAAGATGGAGGTTTTTTAGATGTAGGCGGTATTGTAGGCGCTGAACTTGAAAAAGCTAGTAAAGGTATTCAAGCGGGCAGGGAAAGAGCAAGGCGTCTTGTAAAAGAGCAGGAGATCAAAGCTAAAGCTGTGGACAAGCAAATAGCAGGTTATGTTAATAAAATGAAATCAAATGTTGATCTAACAGGGGTTTCACCGGAACAGCAAAAAGCTATTCAAAGTTACTTGATTAACCAAAAAAACGAATACGTAAAAGCGGCTAACGAGATAGTAAACTACTCTGCAAGTGACCCAGAATACATGCACTATGCCGACATAATGAACTCCGTCAACAATTCTTTTGTTAATCTATCTAGTACATTAAAAACATACAAAGCCAATCAAGCAGAATTCGTTGATGACTTTCAAAACAACAGGCTATCTAACGGCGATCTAGTGCGTAAAAAACAGGCGGGAGAAATATATGATCCTAAAACAAATTTTAGCATAGAAAATGGAGACTTTATTTTTGGTACTTCGGACGGCGAAAAAGTTAATTTTAGGGATTTTAGAAATCCATCGGAAAAAGCTTTTAAGACAGCAACGTCTATAGCCACAATTGCTAACACAGTATATAAAGCAGGAGCAAAGCTTAACCCAACGCAAGCGTCAAGCATAAGATTACAGCTTGAGGAAGCATTTAATACAAATCCAGACGCATTACGCTCTATAGCGGCCGATGGTTTTTTTAGCGGTCAACCTATGGCTATTAATCAAGAAGCTCTCAATAACGTTGAAAACGCGGACGAACTTCAAACGATAGTTATAAATCAATTAATGGAGGGTATTTCAGCAAGCGCACTACAAGGCTACAATGACAAGCAATCTAAAATTAATCGGGGAAGCGGATCAAGTACCTCGGGTTATAAGTCTCCAGAAACAAAGTATTTAACATCTACAGAATCACCAACGGGTAAAGCTGGTAATTTTGCTATTTATTTACCTAAAGATCCAAATGGTAAAATTAAATATGTACCAATTGGAGGGACTAATAATTCACCAACAACAACTCCAACACCGTCTGACAATAATGGAAATAATGAGAAAATGAAATTAGCAGAAGATTTTATTAAATCAAAATTTCCAAATCTAGAGCCGGGTAGTAAGGAGTTTACAGATAAGTTAATGGAAAAATATAATTCACTTTAATAGTTATGCCAAAATATAAATTAGCAAGCGGAGAAGTTGTTGATACTAAAGATTATACTGAAAATCAACTTACTTACTTTAAATATAAAAATCCTGATGCAAGCATTGTGGAGGATTTTCAAAACGGGGTTGTGGAGACGGATGCGTCTGTAACTCCAGGAATAAACGTAGCGTCCGGCAATGGGGTTTCCAGTTCGGGAGATGGTTCATTGGATTTAGTGTCAAATCTTAAAGGTGTTAAATTTGATAACGAAACAAATACATATGTAGAAGGAAGTGATTACGAAGATTTATTTCAGCAAGACGAAAAAGAAGGTGTTAAGGCTTTACAGGAGCTTTATAAAAATTCAGGTTTAAATTTTGAAGAATCTAATTTTCAAACAGATTATATTACGGATAGTCCTGCGCAAATTTATAGTATGTTTGATGTTGTTAAGGTCACAATACCTGGTGTAGATGATTCTGTAAAATTACAATTTGATACTACTGATCCTGGAGCTTGGAAAAGTAATTTAAATATTTTAGAAAAATTTACAAAAAAGCACGAAAAGTTTTTACAAGCACCTGTAAACACTTCTACTAAAGAAAAATATTTATCTTGGGAAAATAATAACCAAGAAATTAAAAATGCTGGTCTTGAAAATACAAATAAGTATTTAAAGTCAGAAGATTTATTTGATACAAAAACTAAAACCGTAAGAAGTGGTTACTCATCACCTTATGGGGGAGCTGCTGTCGCGTCTCAAGAGTATACAGTTGTAACGCAACCGTATGAAAAAGAATTAAACCAAGCTAATACATTGCTAAAACAGCAATATCCAGATTTATCTAGTGAGCAACTAGAAGAGGCTTCTAAAAAAGTTGTTAGGAATCAACTTTATGAGCAAGCTATGAACGAGGCTAAGTATAATGCCCGTGAAAACGCTATATCTGAAGGTGCTTTGACGCAAGAAGAAATGTATGCAGGTGGGAGCTTGGTTAAAAGTGACTTGGCTAAAGAATACAATACTGCTACCAAAAAGCTTGAAACATTAATAGACACGAGAAGTGAAACCGTTGATATCATAAAAATAGTTAACAGCGGTGAATATTCTGCAGACGATCAAAATAAAGTTTTACAATGGGGAGCTAAAAATAATATATTTATAGACCCTATGGCTGAAACTGTTGTTCTGGAGAACGGACAAGAAGTAAGCAGTAGTTTCGTAGAAGTTGCGAATCAACTAAACGCAACAATGTCCGCGACAGAGATTTTGTTTAAAAACATTAGTGACCAACAAAACGTTGCAACTGAAAAAATTAAAGACACTAATTTAACCATAGAGGCGGCTTCAAAAAATTACGATCTCCACGAAAAATACCTTACAAATGTAGGCTTAGGTTTTGCGGATATAGCGGTTGGAGGCGTTTATTTATTAGGTTCCATACCTATGATTCTTGCTGACGATGAAACACAAGCTGGCTGGGATGCGTTTGGAGCTGGTTATTCGCAAGCTTCTCAAGAGATAAGAAATAGCTTTGTAAGAGACGTTCAATTTAACGAAGCATTTAAAGACTATAACTTTGGTAAATTTGCCTTTCAAGAGGTTTCTAACCAAATACCTATAATAGCCACAATGATTTTGTCTGGTGGTACCGCTGCTCCTTATGTTATTGGAGCTTCAACAGCAGGTAGCAAAATGATGGACATGCAGGCTGAAATATCTAATGGCACAGCAGACTACAGCAAAACAGAAGTTTGGTTAAAGTCGCTAGGATATGGTGCTGCTGAAGGTGTTTTTGCGGGATTAACTACTGTACCTATATTGAAAAGAGCAAACCAAGCTTGGGTTAACGCAGGTAAAGAGCAATTGGTTAAAAACAATATGATTAACTTCGCCAAAAGCTATAACAAAAAAGGCATTATATTTGAAGGTCTTTTAGAATCCGGCGGTGAAATTGCTACCGTAGGGGCGCAAAACCTAATAGATGGCAATACATTTACACAAGGTATGGACCACGCTGGTTTTTCTGGTTTTGGTTTTGGTATTGCTTTTGCTGGAATGCCATTTTTAAAAGGAATGTACAATTCTAAATTCACTAGTTTTAATAAACTTCAAAAAGCACGTACATTACAAAAAGAAATAGATGACCTAGGTAAGCGTTGGGAAACAGCACAAACAGATAACGCTAGAACTAAAATATCTGAAATGATCGCCGCAAAAAGCGACAAACTTGCAGACGAAATTAAAAAGCAAGAAGATATAATAAACAATAACTTAACAGAAAGAGGTGGTCAATATGTATTTAATATAATACAAAGACAAGCTGATCTCCAAAACAAGGCGCAGCAAATTGCTAATGACCCAGATCTTTCACAAGATTTAAAGAAAAAGCAAATTGCAGAATTGCAGGAAGAATTTGATGTCCTGGTTAGAATAAAAGACCACGCGGTGTCTGACGCCAGCATGCTTAAAAATGAAACTGAGTTTACTGCTTTTGAAGCTTTAGATAAAGAAGCTTACGATAATTACATAGATACAGCAACTCAGCAGTTAAGTGATGAGAAAGGCGGTAAAACATCTTCTGAAAACGACGTAAAAGACAGGGCTTACAATCTTTATTTTGGCGATCAAGTAAGGGCTGAAAATTCTAAACAACAATCTGGCAAAGGTGCTTTCTTAGGTAAAGACGGATTTATATCTTTTGAAACAAAACAAGAAGCTAATAATTACATAGATTCCAGGGAAGATCTATCGCCTGAAGATAAACAAAAGCTTAAAAACGGTATTGACAATGGAAATGACGGAGTAGCTGTAGAGTCTGAAGGTAATATAAAATCTTTAACTATAGCAGTTGTTGAAAACCAAGTATCTAACCAAAGAAAATACACAAGGACACACGAGGTTGGTCACCAGGCTTTTTGGGAAATATTTAAAAACCAAAAAAATCAGGCTGCATTTGATCAAATATCTGAACAATTGTTAACCACATTAAAAGCTACAGACAGAGCTACATACGACCAGCTATTAAGCGATAGTATATACGTTAATGGTACCATGGATTCTGCTGAGGTTATTTCTAAGTTTTTAGAATATGTTGCAGATGGCAAAATAACAAATGTACAAAGAGCAAAAGGAATATCAGGCTTGTTCGGCACGATGGTTCAAAAAACTTTTGGCGCTGATTACGATTTTAACTTTAAAGGTGAGCAGGATATATTTAACTTTGTAGTGGGTATGGCGCAAAAAATTAAAAGCGGCCAGCTAACGACAAAAGATATTACATCTGCAAAAGAAACTAATTTGGTTAAAAAATTAACCACAGAGCAAAAAGGTAAATCTAAGCAAAGACGAAAAGCATTTTCATTGGCCTCCGCTCAAGAATCATTAGGTAATATACCGCAAGAAAATATAAAAGGTACAAAGGCTCAGACTGATATTGCTATGGAGCTCCCCGGTATGGTAAAAGCTCAAGTTGCTAAAAGATTTAATTTAAGACCTCAACAATTAGAGGGCTTTACAGATGCTGTTGTTGAAAGAATGTATTTAGGCCAGGAAACTACTAAATGGGACGGTAGGGGTGAGCTGTACGGCTTTTTAAATGGTCGTATTGCTTTAAGAATAAAAGATGTTGTAAGAGATGAGTATAAAAAACCTCAACAAGACAGGCTATATTTATCTTCAATAGACAATCTACAAGCGGAAGATCAAAAAGATTTAGCGCAAGAAGAAGCTACAGCTCCTACTAAAGTTAGCGATAGAAAGCAATATAGAAATTTAGCAGACAGTAAAGTATTATCTACGGAGCAAGCGGGTTCTGTAAAACAAAAAATACTATCTACTACAAGAGTATTAAAGTCTAAACTTAACGAAAGCATTTCTGCTAATCGTACCGTAACACCAATTGTTGCTGAAATTAAAAAGCAAATGGGTAAGCAAGCGGATATTGAGTTTAAGAAAATGCTCGGCGCTAAAAAAGACGGTGAGTTACGAAAAAACTTATTAAAGCTTAAAAAGCCTATATTAGAAAACATGACCACCACATGGTTAATGCAATCAATGCCTTTTGCTGTTCAAAAGCAAGTTAATGGAAGCTTTACTTCTGACTGGAAAGGAAAGAAAATTGACAGAGAAACTGTAGGTACAGACAAAGCAGGTAGAACATCTGGCGCTGAAATAGTACGTAGAGTGCCTAACGCTATTAATAATGTAAGTGATGCAGATTTCCTTGGCTACTTATTTAAAGATGGCGAAGTTATACGAGGTAGGAAAGAAGCGCTTGCAAAAGCAATGGCAGAAGAGTACTCTTTTGATATAATGAGTAAGGAACTGCAGGACCCTGACAGCGGCATCAGAAAAGCTTTTGAACAAAACCAAACATTACTGGGTGTAGAGCTGTTAGATAATTACGCACAAGAGTTTAATAGACAAGCGGAAAGAGGAAACATTAAGTTTTCAATGAGCCCTCAGCAAATGCAGGATATAAGCAAGCACCTTGATCAGCTTAAAGATATTTTAATAAATCAAAAAGCCGGTAAAGTAACAAAAGCTAATTTAAGAAACGCAATGACTAGGGTTTATATAGAGGAGAACAATACGTCGCTAACCTCTGATCTTATAAGTAAATTTGCTAATGATGCTGCGGTTACTATTAGTAAATACTTTAAAAAGCAAAAAGATATAAATGTTGCTAGCTTTAAAAACTTTGTTTTAAATGGCGTTCTAAAATTAGAAAACTCTACTAATTTATTAAAAACTGTTGGCATAACAGCAGAGGACGTATTCGGTAGCTACACTAACTTAGGTAACACACCTCAGGTTATAGAAAGACGGCGCGCGCTGGAACAAGAGTACAATGTAAAACTTGTAGAAGAGAAAGGTAAAAAAGGCGTGGAGCTTATAGTAAAATACATGAAAGGTCACAACGCTACCTCATCAAAAATAGGTGGTGGCAGAGGCCAATTCTACGCCAATGTAGGTGATTATTATAATAACAATTTAGCTAACATACCAGGCGTTACAATAAAAGGTGCTAAGGTATTTTATAAAGGAGAGCTTATAGAGGGAAAGACGCCCGCTCAAAAAGTATATAAAACAGTAGACAAAAAGAAAGTGCCAATATCAGAGGCTGAATTTACTGAGCAGTATGGCGAAAGGAATGCGGCGGCTAAAGAAGCTTTTGATTTAATGATAGACTTTTTAGGTTTTGTAAGATCTAAGAACGACCCTGTACTCTGGGTTGCTACAATGAAAAGTTTGGATAGCAACATGGAGTCGATACTAAAAGCGTCAGCAAACGTAGAGTATTATTATGTAGGCAAAACAGGTGCGGAGCTGCGCTACGAACATATTGTACCAACAAATTACATGATGTTGCAATTAACAAATCATTTTTGGAATAAGAAAATGGATTTAAATGCTTTGCAAAGCGCTTATTCGGTGGCTATTATACCGAAAGATATGGATGAAAATGTTAACTTACAGTTTCAATCCACTATGACTTTAAACTGGAATCCTTTAACAGATCCGGCTTGGTATAGATATTATAACCATACTACTTTTGGAATGGACTTTATGTTGCCTATACGTAAAATTGGCGGCGTGGATAAAGGTAAAGTTTTTGGTGAAGAATGGTCTAAATTTAATTCTATTCTTAAAACCAAAGCTGCTCAGACAGTGGCGGATTTTAAAATGACTGACGAGGCTATTGCCAAAGCTACTACAATGGCTTTCTCTAGCGCTCCAAAAGGAATAAGCGTATGGGATTTTGACGACACACTCGCAAGAACAAAAAGTAATGTTTTATATACAATGCCCAACGGTACAAAGGGTAAATTAGATGCTGCTGAATTTGCGGCAAAAAGTGAAGAGTTTGCATCTAAAGGAGCTGAGTTTGATTTTAGCGAGTTTAGCAAAGTTATGAACGGCTCCAAAGGGCCATTCTTTGAAAAAGCAATTGCTCGTAATAAAAAGTTTGGCAATGAAAATGTGTATATATTAACTGCTAGACCGGCAAATTCAAAATATGCTATACACAAATTTTTAAAAGGTATAGGTCTAGACATACGCTTGGAGAATATATTTGGCTTAGCGGACGGAAATCCTAAGGCTAAAGCTGATTGGATGATAACAAAGGTAAACGAAGGCTATAATGATTTTTATTTTGCAGACGACCACATGGGCAATGTTACGGCTGTCCGTGATGTTTTAAATGCTTTTGATGTTAAAGGCAAAGTTCAACAAGCTAAAATTAAATTTAGTGAAACTCTAGATACCAAGTTTAACGAAATGATCGGAAGACAAACTGGAGTTGATTCTGTAAAAGAGTTTTCAAAAGTTGTTGCTAGGAGAAGAGGTAAAAGAAAAGGTAAACTTAAGTTTTTTATTCCGCCAAGCGCAGAAGATTTTAGAGGATTAACACAATATACTTTTGCTGGCAAAGGTAAGCAAGGCGAGGCGGATCAAAAGTTTTTTGAAGAAGCTTTAATGGATCCTTACTTCCAAGGTGTTGCTGCAATAGAAAGAGACAGACAAGCTATAAAAACAGCCGTTAAAAGTTTGCTTTCTACGTATAAGCCAGTTAAGAAAAAACTTAATAAGTTAACGCCTGATGGCGATTACACTTTTGATGCCGCTATTAGAGTTTACTTATGGACAAAAGCCGGCTATGAGATACCTGGTATATCTAAAAGAGATCAAAAGAAACTTTATGATTTAGTATCTAAAGATCAAGAATTAAATGGATACGCGGAAGGGTTGCTACTAACAGCAAAAGTGGACGTGTGGCCTGAGCCTTCTGAATACTGGGACGCACAAACAACCTTAAGTGATCTTAACAATCTTACTGAAAAAGTAAATAGAAAACAGTATTTAACTAAGTTTATTGAAAATGCTGATATAATATTTAGCCCAAAAAATCTAAATAAAATAGAGGCGCTTTACGGTAGAGCAACCAGGGACGCAATAGAAGATGCTTTGTATGCTATGAAGGCCGGCAGTAATAGACCCAGCGGCAGCAATAAAATAACAAATAGATGGTTAAACTGGGTTAACAACTCTGTTGGTACTATAATGTTCTTCAACAGAAGATCCGCGTTGCTACAAACTATTTCGTCTATTAACTTTATAAATTGGTCCGATAACAATCCATTAAAAGCTGGGCTAGCGTTTGCAAATCAACCACAATACTGGAAAGATTTTGCAATGATATTTAATTCAGATAAATTAAAGCAAAGAAGAGGTGGGTTGAAATCAGATGTTCAAGAGGCTGAAATTGCTAATGCTGCTAAAAATGCTAAAGACAAAGCAACAGCCATAACATCTTATCTATTAAAGATAGGTTTCACGCCTACACAAATAGCAGATAGTTTTGCAATTGCCGCGGGTGGTGCTACCCTATATAGAAATAGAGTAAACACATATTTAAAGCAAGGTTTAAATAAAGCTGAAGCAGAGACAAAAGCTTTTCAAGATTTCAGTAAGCTTTCTGACGAAGCTCAGCAGTCGGGCGATCCAGCGCTGGTATCGTCACAACAAAGAAGTGTGGCTGGGCGTCTTATATTGGCTTTTCAAAACACCCCTATGCAATATACTAGATTAATGAAAAAGTCTGCACAGGACCTTATAAATGGCCGAGGGGACGCTAAAACACATATATCTAAGATACTTTACTATGGAACAATACAGAACTTTATATTTAACGCTCTACAAAACGCGTTATTCGCGTTAGTGCCTGGTTTTGACGAAGAAGAGCTTGATGAAGATGAAAGAGCTAAGGCTGAAGAAAAAAAGCAGGTTAGAATATTAAATGGTATGGTTGACTCTGTTCTTAGAGGTACCGGCATGTATGGAGCAATAGTTTCTACAGCTAAAAATACTATTATGAAATTTAAAGATCAGGAGGATAGAGGTTTTATGGCTGATCATACGTATACTATTATAGAGGCTGCAAATATATCACCACCTATTGGTTCTAAGCTTAGAAAAATGTACTCTAGTATTCAAACATATAAGTTCGATAAAGACGTTATAGAAAAACATCCTTGGGATGTTACTATAGATGGTGAATTTAATTTGTCTCCTACGTATAATATAATAGGCAATATGTCTTCTGCTATATTAAACTTACCGCTTGACAGAGCTATAATGGAGGCTCAAGCTGTATCAGAAGCACTCGACGCTAGAAACACTAAATTTCAAAGGGTAGCTTTAGCATTAGGGTGGAGAACTTGGGATGTTGGCGCTAAAAACGAAGAGTTTGATTTAATAAAAGCTGTAGCCAAGTTAGAAAGAAAAGAGCAAGGTAAAGTTAAAGCTAAGAAGACAAGAGAAGAGAATAAAGAAAAAGAAAGACAAAGAGTAGCCAATATGACTGAAGCCGAGTACAACGAGTATATGGACGCTAAAATAATGAAGAGAAGAGAAGCTGCTAGAAAGTCTGCAGAAACCAGAAGACAAAATAAATAACTATGTATACACCTATAACTAAAAAAGCAAAATGCAAAG